TAGATGCTGAAGAGGCTAAACGTTATTTAAAGCTCCTTAAAAGTGGTGCAATAATGAGGGGCGCAAAGATAGGAAACTATACTACAATATCTTTCGACAAACTTTTGAGAATAGGTTGCCACAATATAAGCAAAGAAGAGATAAATTATATAAATCAATTAATATGAAGACATACGAAAATACACAAATAAACAATTTAGTTTATCCCTGTAATGTATACGGATACAATGTACAATTTACTGACGGATACGGAAATAAAACAAAGTACCTAAAAATAGATGCTAAACAATTGGAACAAATAAAAAACATAATAACAAGATGAAACCAAAACTATATACACAAAGAAACGAATTAACAAAGTACGCATTATGTTGTGGATACGCCCAAACAAGAAACAACAAAACGTTAACGTTTATACATGGAGTTTATAAGGTTGCGTCGTTATATGAGGTTGAGTATTTTGATACATTAAAGCAAGCAAGAAAATATCTATACACAGGTAAAATAAATTAATCATGAACAAAGAAATATTTGAAAATAATCTACGGATAATTAAACAAAGCAAGACAAAACAAAGCAAAGAAATAAACCACCTACAGGATAAAGATTTCATTAAGTGGCTGAATGATAACGGATTAATTAACTGGATAAAATAAAAATAGTATGAAAAGGTATATTTTTTTCCTTCTGTTTCTTACATCATGCATAGACAACAAGGAAACAATAGTATGCGAATGTGTAGAAACAAACGACATAATAATAATAAATGAAGTCATTAAAGATATTGATATTTGCGACAAAGTATGTGAATAGTTTTTTTAGTTTGTTTTGTTAAGAGGGGTTGCATCATGCAGCCCTTTTTTTGTGTCCATACCAAAAGAATTAACAATAAATTAACACAAATTATTTGTGTAGTTAGAAAATTATTTGTATCTTTATAGATAGGACTCTGCCGAGTGTCCACTCGTATGGTATAATATATCCACTCTCTACCTACTTAACCATTTCCACCTGACATCAATGAATTCAATAGGTATGAATTTAATAGGTGGTATAACATCTATTGTTGTGCAATAGAATTGCCTTACAATTCAATACCCATATTTGTGAATCTAATAGGGTATTCGTATATTAGCTATGAATTTAATAGGATGCCAAAGAGAAAGATAAAACACATTCCATTGCATTTGCAAGACACAGATAAAGCTCGTAAAGCTATCTCTTGGGCATTTAGAAGCTATTTAAGAGCATATCCCGTACCAAGTGGAGATATGTATCATATTGTAGTAGATAATGGCGTAAAACGCCTTAAATCGCCTCAAACGTACAAGAAAGAAGAATTGACCGAAGCTATATGGAACATTTACATAAAATACTACGACAACCATTTAGAAAAAGTAGGTTATGAATCATAACTGGTTACTCATGTTATTATATAATACATGTTATATTATTTACTTAGAGTGTATCATGTTAATATACTTTATAAGGCATAACCTTCTTAAGATGCATATTAAGATACGATACATGTTATTACTCTTTAAGATATATATTATATATATGTGCCATAAAGGCAGGTGCGTAATCAATAAGTACACTTAAACAAATAATTATTATTTAGATATGAAAACCATAGAATTAGAATTATCAGTTCCAGCAGCCTTATCAGACATTACGCTTGGGCAATACCAACGATACATGAAAGTGATAGATGATAACGAGGGTGATGACAATGCTGGTGAATTTATAACACTAAAGACTATTGAGATATTTTGTAACATCTCACTAAAGGAAGTACTGAGTATTCCTGCTAAGGATGCCGATAGAGTGCTAACTATAATCAACAAGGCATTTGAAGAGAAGCCTAATCTAATAACTAGGTTTGACTTACTTGGCGTAGATATGGGATTTGAACCCAAGCTAGAGAATATTGCTCTTGGGGCATATATAGACGTTGAAGATAATATATCTGATTGGCAAAGGATGCATAAAGCTATGGCAGCACTTTACAGACCTGTCAACTTTAGTCAGAAAGATAAATACACAGTAGCACCCTATGATGCAAGCGAAGAGGTATCAAACCTTATGAAAGAAATGCCACTAGATGTAGTAATGAGTGCAATGGTTTTTTTTTACGATTTAGGGAAGGAGTTGTTGATAGCTATCCCGAACTATATACAGAACAATCTGACACAGGAGGAGACTTATCAGCTCAAGCAAACTTTGGCGCAAAATGGGGTTGGTATCAATCAATCTACGGACTCGCTGGAGGAGATGTTCTCAAGTTTGATGCAGTTACCGAACTTCCAATATTCAAGTGCCTCAACTTCCTAACCTTTGATAAAGAGAAAAACGAAATAGAAGCAGCAATGATAAAGAAAGCATATAAGAGATGAGAGAGTTTTATGATTTAATGGACAAGATTTACACCTACCTAAATGGTAGTCCAAGTGTAACCACAGTAACCTTTGGCAATATATTCGATGTTGACTTATCTAAACAGACGCTGTTCCCATTGGCACACGTTAACGTGCAGAACGTATCGTTCTCAGAACATACAATGACTTTCTCTATGCAGGTAATCTGTATGGACATTGTAGATGCCTCTAAGGATGATAAACTGGCAACGGACTCAGTTCCGTACAAAGGACTAGATAATAGGGCAGATGTACTAAACACACAACTTACGGTAATCAATGGATTGCAAAGCTCACTTAGAAGAGGTGGTCTTAATGATGTGGACTACGTTCTAACATCAGATGCAACTGCCACACTATTTGAAGATAGATTTGAGAATCTGCTTTCTGGATGGGCATTAGAACTATCTATTGAGATTCCTAATACAGATATGAGACTTATAAATTCAACAGGAGACGGTTGTAGGTAATGGATATTAGATTCAAAAATACAGAGGACTATATAAAATCATTTGCCGAGAGCAAACTGGTTCAGTATTTCCTTGAGTCGTATGAGACTGTAAGAAGCAGGGGATTTGGAGGAAGTTCTCAGGTTCGCTCTAGTGGCGCAGGTGGCGAGTCTTTGAATGTAAAGGTAGAAAACAAAGGTCTTGATATAAACTTATACGGCAATTCTTACCTAGAAGCTGTTGACGAAGGAACAGAACCGTTCTCACCTCCGCCAGAAGCTATAATAAACTGGTTAAAAACAAAGCCAGTTACACTTAAAGACTTTAAGACAGGTGAAGAACTAGATAGAACTCCAGCCAACCTAAGAAGCGTTGCGTACAAAATAGGTGAAGCTATATCACTTAGAGGTATTGCACCAGCAAACTACATAAAAGAAGTTGTAGAAAGAGGTTTTGATGAGATATTAAACGGAATTACAGAACCACTTAGAAAGGATGTAAAAGAAAAACTAGATACAATATTAACAAAAGTAGGTTATGTCAAGAAAGGAGATAACTGGGTATTGAAAACAAAATAGAAAACTATGGCAAAATTATTATTACGTTCACCTCAGTACAAAACTGTGAGTAGTGGAGCTTCTGCAAAGCTAACTATAACTATTGATGGTACGCTTAGATACACAATAATCAAAAACGCTATAAACAGTAGAGTTGTATTTGAAATATCAGAACTGTGTAGGGATTACATAGAACACTCTTTTACTCAATCTAACTCATCAGAAACAATAACCATTACCACACAAAGGTTTTCATATACTGAAGCTAATGGCGGAGGTACAGAAACTTCGTTAGACCCAACCCCAGTCACAGATATAGGATATGATGGCTATGGATTATTTACAGGTAGTGTAAATCCAACAATAGAGTCAGTCACAGGAACAACTTTAGGTACGGCTTTGCAAACCAACACAGATATTTATTTACCTCCTAGTACTGCTTCTTACATACCTGTAAGTTATGGAGATACTAAATTTGAAACGTCAGCCTTAGCAACAGACGGCACAAAATATTATGTTGGCTCGCCTTTAAGGACTTTTACAATACATACAATCTGCGACCCAAAGTTTGGTTCATCTAAGATTACCTTTCTAAATAGATTCGGTGCGTTACAGGAGATGTACTTCTTCCATAAGTCCTCAGAAGATATAACCACGACTAGCGAGAGTTATAAGAGAAATATATTTGATTACGCTAACACTAATTACAGCAGTACTGACCATCAGATGCAGAAGTTTAATACTAATGCCACAAAGAAAACAACACTAAACACGCCTTTTGTTACAGAGCAATTCAATGAAGCAATAGAAGAGTTAATGCTTAGTGAGTATGTATGGCTAACTCAAGGAAGTATAACGCACCCTGTTACACCATCTACGAAATCACTAAGATTCAAAACATCTGTAAACGACAAGTTAGTTCAATACACTATTGAGTTTGACCATACTTCAAGTGTGATAAACAATGTTAGATAATGAATAAAGTTTTATTGTACATAAAGGATTCTGATGGCACTTTTCAAGAGGTTGACCTGTTTGAGGATGAAACTATAACCGTAACATCTAAGATACAAGATATACGAGATGTAGCTAAAATATTTACTGACTTCTCTCAATCATTTACACTTCCAGCGTCAAAGAAGAACAATAAGATATTTAAGCACTTCTACAACTACAACATATCAGAAGGTGCGTTTGATGCCAGAAAAAAGGTTGATGCGATAATAGACGTGAATTATATACCTTTTAGAGAAGGAAAGATATTCCTTAATGGTGTTAAAATGAAGGACAACGCACCGTTTTCATACAACATAACATTCTTTGGAGATACAGTAAATCTAAAGGATGCATTAGGAGATGATGAGCTGAGTGTCCTTGACTTATCGGCATTTGACCACGATTATGATTCAGATGCAGTAGAGACGGGTCTCACTACTGGTTATTTCTCCGATTCAATAATATACCCTCTTATAACGCACACTAAAAGACTATACTTTAACTCCGACACTAACCACAACTCCGATACTCTTATAGGGGATTTGTCTTATCATAACGGGTCTGTAAACGAAGAGGTTGCATTAACATTTGATGACTTAAAACCAGCTATAAAGGTAACTGACATAATTAATGCTATTGAGGCAAAATCTTCTTACGGATTGACATTTGCGTCTGGTTCTGCTAACAACTTCTTTGAGAGTACCGCTATAAGCAATCTGTATCTTTGGTTAAGTAAAACAAAAGGTATTTTAGGTGGTGGTAGTGGAGAATCTACTAAGGTTCTTGGGACTTGGTCTCCAACACCAAATACAGACCTTGTTTGGGATGTTGATATTTCAAACGGACAGAATTTATCTTTAGACTCGCAATACTTTCTTTATCCACAAGCAAATGTTAAATCAACAGTAACAATTACTCCTAATAGTAGTCCTGCTTCTAATCTTGATATTGAATATGACATAGAGATGCTTTTAGATGGAGCAGTTGTATCTACCGTATCAGGAGTAAAAGGAACAAATGCACTTATACACACAGAAACCGCAGGAGATTTAATACAACAGTCATCAGTAGTAACTTTTAGGGTGAAATCAAAACAGGTTCTTGTATTTACACCATTCTTAAAAACAGAAGTTACTGGCTCTGGTTTAAATGATAGAGGAGATTATACTTGTCCTCAGCAAAGCATAGTTTCATCTATAATAGTTTCTGACCAAATGCCAAAGATGAAAGTAATAGACTTTTTGACTGGGCTATTTAAGTTATTCAATCTTACCGCATTTATAGAACAAGATAGAAATGATGCTAATTACGGCAAGATTAAAGTGGTAACTCTTGATGACTTTTATGACGCATCATCATCTACTACATTTGATGTTACTAAATATGTTCATTCATCTGAAACCGATATTGAATCCACCATACCATTTAGCGAAATAGACTTTGAATACAAAGAAGGCAAGACACTTCTAATGAAGCAACACAAAGAAGCCTTCAATGATGAATTTGGAAATGAAGAGTTTATGCCAACGGGCGTAGATAGAGGTAAACCATATAAAGTTAGCGTTCAGTTTGAGCATTTTAAGTTTGAGCGATTGATTGATGAGAACTCATCTGGTATAGGTAAAACTCAAATACAATGGGGATATTCAGCAGGAGAAAACTTTAAGCCAATAGAGAATCCCAAGACAGGTCAACCATCTGCTAATTACGAACCTGTTCTTACAGCACCAATGCTTTTTTATGGTATTAGGATAACTAATATTACAGACGGTGAGGGTATAAACTTTAACGGCACTACCCACGATGATTTACTCAACTACTGGAAACCCTCTAATACAAACGAAACTGGTACTAACGATATAGATGAATATACCGAGAACGGAACTACAACGTCAACATCAAGTGGTAAACTTGTAGATAGTGGTAAGACATTTACTACAAGCATCACTCAAAATAGCGATGGTAACTACGATAACTATTTTGTAAAGAATACTGATGATACTACATTAACTAAAATAACTGCTGTTGATAGCGACACTACACTTTCTTTAGCTGACGATATATTCATTAGTGGAGAAGATTACATTATATATAAAGCACCAGAATATACATTGAACTTTGATAACGAAATTGATGAGTGGAGTTTTACCGATTATGGCGGTCAATCTAATTCCTTGTTCAAGAACTTTTATAAAACATACATAGAAGATGCGTTCAATGCCAAGAAAAGAATATTTAAGTTAACGGCACAATTACCAAACAGAGTATTACTTAACTATAAATTGAATGATAGGTTTCAGGTTGGAGATAAAGTATTCACTATAAATTCAATCAACACAAACCTAAGAACAGGTGAGTCTGAACTAGAATTACTAAACGTATTATGATAAAGCAGATTATAGATTTATTGCAAGTATCTGATTGGTATGGCATATCTCATAACATAGACATTGCCAAAGGAATGTATAAGGGATGTTCTAATTGGGATGATGTGAAAAAACAAGTAAAAAGAGTGAAACAATCTAAAGCATACAAGAATGGCTGAACAAAAGATACTCATATCAATAAAGATTAACGATAGGGAGGCTGCCAACACCCAGAAGCAATTAAAGGTTACTAAAGACAACTTTCACAGCCTTACTGATGCTGAAAAGAAAAAAATCATTGCAGATAAGCAATTAGCTTTATCAGCCAAAGCGGTAGATAAATCTCTTACGCAACAAGCAGCAGCAGCAAACGCAGCAGCAGCAGCAACAGATAAGATGAGAGCAACCTCTGGTCTAAACAATGCTATTATAATGGAAAGTAGCCGACTTGCTTCTGATGCGAGTTTTGGTTTTACAGCAATAGCAAACAACTTATCGCAATTAGTAAACCTGTTCCAAATGAACGTGAAAGCAACTGGTTCTTTTACTTCAGCAATATCAGGTCTTTTCACCGCACAGGCAGCGGTTCTTATTGGAATACAGCTATTAATAACTTACGGAGATAGATTAGCTAAAGCAATCATGGATGCTGCAAATTCAAGTTCAATATTAAATGATACGTTTAAGGATTTAGGCGGTGAGGTTTCTTCTTCTGCTGGAAATTTTGAAACGTATATAAAAATACTTCAGGATTCAAATAGGTCTCAAGAACAGCAGAATATAGCCGTTGAGAAACTTAAAGAAGAGTTTCCAGAATACATAACACAGTTAGACGAAGCGGGGGTTTCTCTTCAGGATGTAGCTAAAAACACAAAAGAGGCAAAAAAACAAAACGATAATTATAGAGATTCTTTAATTCAGTTAGGAATGTCTCGTGCTGCTCAAACTAAAATTGAAGAGCTTTCTGCTGAAAGACTAAATCTTGTTGAAGAAAGAAGAAAGTATTTGAGGGCGCAAGGAATTGTAGATGAAGAGGATGCAAAAAAAGAGATTAACAGGATAAATGAGCAATATGGTGATGAGTTTATAGAATATGATAAAGAGTACAAAAAAATTATAGACACAACAGACAGGGTAACTCAACAAGCACTCTTAAGGAGGTTAGAACAGTCTAATATAGGCAAACTAAAATCAAGAAGGGATTTTCTAGCAGCACAAAAAGGGTTTAACGAAGAAGAAATTAAGGAGCTAGATGAACAAATTAAACAATTTTCTGAATATAGAATATTATCAAATAAAAACGAAGAAGAAGAAGCTAAAAAAAGAAATCGTATATTTAAAGCAGCAGACCTTGACTTTGAGAAAGAAACGCAGAAGTCAAGAGAGAGATTACTCAAGGGCTTTATAAAAGATGAAAAACTACAAATCAAAATTAAGTTTGATGGTATTAGAGAAAGGGCAAGATTAAAGCGAACTGAGTTTGAACAAGACCAACAAAGAAGATTAGATGAGTTTCTTGCCGTTGAAGAAGACGAAAATAAAAGATTAGATGCCCAAAAGAGGTTTGATAATGAAGTTGCTAAATCTAAAGAGTCTTTAACTAAATATATAAATCAACTTAATGCAGAGCAGTTAGTAGCCACAGGTAATTTAACAATAGAACAGTCTCAGAAGATAATAGATGCCGATAGAGAGTTACAATATAAGTTACAGGAAAACGACCAAAGAGCAGCAGACCAAGAAGTTTTAAATGAGGGTATAAAATCTGGAAGGTTATTTGATTTAAAGAATCAGCAGCTTGAAAAAGAGAGGGTAAGACTCGAAACGCAACTTGAAAATGAAAAGTTAACCTTTCAAGATAGAATGAGCCTTCAAGACCAGTTAACTGATGTTGAACAACAACAGACTGACGCTAGAATAAAAATGGCAGAACTTGAGGCTAAATCAAAAATGCAGTTATTAGACGTAACCGCAAATGCTTTAAGTTCTTTCAGTAAACTGGCAGGCAAAGAAACTGTTGCTGGTAAAGCCCTTGCTGTTGCCTCAACCTTAATGTCCACATATAGTGCTGGTCAAAAAGCGTATGAATCCCAGTTTTTACCTATTCCAACAACAAGCTCTCCAATAAGGGGTACGATAGCAAAAATAGCTGCTTATGCAAGTGGTTTTGCGAGTGTAAAAGAAATATTAAAAGTAAAAACACCTGCTGGTTCTGGTAGTACTAGTTCTGGGGCTGCTGCTGCTTCAAGAACAATTCAAGCACCAGACTTTAATGTTGTTGGCGCATCACAGACATCGCAACTAGCACAAACTGTTGCTGGAGAACAGGCAAAGCCAGTAAAAGCATTCGTAGTAGGAAAAGACATTTCAACACAACAAGAATTAGATAGAAATATAACAAACACCGCATCATTCGGTTAATTCAATAGTATGAAGGTAATAGAATTATTTATAGACGAAGAAGGAGAGTTCTCAGGTATTGACGCTATATCAATCGTAGAGCAACCAGCCATAGAAGAGAACTTTGTAGCTCTGAAAGAAGAAATAAAAGTTGAGCTTGCAGACGTGGACAAGGACAAGCGTATTCTTATGGGTGCTGCACTTATACCGAACAAGAAAATATATAGAAGAGACAAAGAGGATGAATATTATATATACTTCTCTGAAGATACAGTCAGAAGAGCATCAGAGTTATTCTTGATGAAGGGAAATCAAAACAAATCAACTCTTGAGCATCAGGCACAACTATCAGGAATGTCTGTTGTAGAGTCTTGGATAATAGAGGATGAGCAGTATGACAAGTCTCGTAAGTATGGACTAAATATGCCAGTTGGTACTTGGATGGTATCAATGAAAGTAAACAATGAAGATGTTTGGCAAGACTACGTTAAGACAGGTAAGGTAAAAGGGTTCTCAATAGAGGGTTACTTTACCGATAAGGTTGCTATGTCAATGATTCAGAAAGAGAATGATGCTGCTGAAGTATTATTGGAGATTGCTGATAGCATTGAAGCTGGAAAGTTAAACCTAAAAACATACGGAGACTACGGAAGTGGTGTTAGAAATAACGCCAAGAGAGGTATTGAACTAAACAAGAAGGTGAATAACCGTTGCGCCACCTCTGTGGGGAAAATAAGAGCGCAGCAGCTCAGTAGAGGTGAAAAACTAAGTGTCTCCACGATTAAGAGGATGTACTCATATCTTTCAAGGGCTGAAACATACTATGATGCAGGCGATTCTAAGGCTTGTGGCACAATTTCATACCTATTATGGGGCGGAAAGGCTGGTTTAGCTTGGAGTAGAGGTAAATTAAGAGAATTAGGAGAATTAAACCTATCTGAACTGGATTTAGCGTCTAAAGAGATAGATGGTAGGCTTGCTTACGATACAAAAGAAGAGGCGCTAAGAATTGCAAAGGATATTGGGTGTGAAGGGTTTCATGTACATAATGTCGAGGGTAAAGATTGGTATATGCCCTGTAAAGAACACAAATTAGCTGAATACGATGACAAAGGAAGAATTAGAAGAAGCAAGAAAGCTCCAAATTCCGATACTCCAAATCCTAATCCAAAACGAGGAAGTAAACGCAATCCAAAGGGTGCTGCTGGGAAGTCAAGGGGAGTTACTGTACCCGACAGAGTCTTAAAGTCGTTACAGAAGAAAGCTAATGACTTCAATGAGAAGTATAAATCTAAAAAGGGATATGGAACTACTGTTGGACAACTTAAATCTGTGTATCAGCGAGGAGTTGGTGCTTTCCAAACGTCTCACAGCCCTAACGTAAAGTCAGCAGAGCAATGGGCGCAAGCTAGAGTAAACGCTTATATATACCTTTTAAAGAACGGTAGACCGCAAAATGCTAAGTACACTACTGACTACGATTTATTGCCAAAGAAACATCCTAAATCAAGTAAGAAATGAAAAGTAAAGAAACCGTAGGACAACAAGTACCATCAAACTCAAGAAGAGCTTGCTTATGCAAGGATGGGAGAACATACTCAAGGAGATGCTGTGATGGCACTCTTAGAAGTCAGGGCATAGGAAAAATAAATGCCTAAAAATCTAACAGTACGTTAAGTACTTGTTATTTATCTATAACTATAACTGTTAATTAACATAATATGGAGAGTAAAGCTACAAACATTCTAAATGATATTATGCAAAAACTTTCTGCTATTAGTGAGCCAGAAACTAAAAAGGTTGAGAACATTGAAGTTGCAACCGAAGAAGTTAATGGGTCTCCAGAAGTAGAAGAAGTTGCATTATCTGAGGATTCTGTTGAAGAAGTTGCTACTGAAAAAGTAGAGACTGCTCCTGAAGCTGAATCAACTGAAGAGGTTGAACTAGCTGAAGAATCTGAAGAAGATAAAGAAGCTATTGAAGCCGAAGAAGATGAGGCAGAAGAGCTAGAAGAAGATTATGTATCTAAACAGGACTTCGATTCTAAAATCGCAGAACTTGAGGATATGATTAAATCTATTAAGGAAGATATGATGGTAGAGTATGACAAGGTAGAGGCTGAAAAAGCTGAACTATCTTCTCAAGTCAAAAAGCTATCTGCTGAACCAGCAGCCGAGCCAATCGCACACGCACCATCACAAAAAACAGAACAAAAAGAGGTGATTAAATTCGGTCAGAATCGCCCTGCTAATACACTTGACCGAGTATTTTCTAAATTAAACTAACAAACAAAAAAGATGAGTACAAGAAATATTCAACTAGACGCAGACAATTCATTAAATAGTCTGACTACAACCTACGCTGGTGAGTTTGCAGGGAAATATATCTCGGCAGCTCTTTTGAGTGGTAAAACTCTTGCTGAAGGAGCTATCACAATAAAGCCAAACGTAAAGTATAAAGAAGTAATCAAAAAAGTTGCTTCTACTGACCTAATCACCGATGCTACTTGTGATTTCACAATTGATGCTGACGTTCTTACATTAACTGAGCGTATTCTTCAACCAGAAGAGTTCCAAGTTAACTTACAACTATGTAAAAAAGATTTCCGTTCTGACTGGGAAGCTGTACAAATGGGATATTCTACATTTGACAACCTACCTCCAGCATTTTCTGATTTCTTATTAGGACATGTTGCTGCTAAAGTTGCTGAGAAAACTGAGCAAAACATCTGGGGTGGTGTAAACGCTACTGCTGGTGAGTTTGACGGTTTTACAACTTTGATGGCTGCTGATGGAGATGTAAACGATGCTGCTAACGGAGCTGAAACTTCTTTCACATCAGGAAACATTGATACACTTTTAGGCAACGTGGTTGACGCACTTCCTTCTGCTGTTTACGGTAAAGATGACTTGACAATATATGTGCCTACAATTGCATATCAAGCGTATATCCGTTCATTGGGAGGCTTTGGAGCGCAAGGATTAGGTGCTTCTGGTACAGATAGTAAAGGTTCACAATGGTATAACATGGGCAATGCTCTTAGCTTTGAGGGAATCAAAATACAGCTTGCTACTGGAATGCCATCAGACCACATCGTAGCTGGACAGGCATCTAACTTGTTCTTTGGAACAGGATTGCTTGCTGACCACAACGAAGTAAAAGTTATAGACATGCAAGATATTGACGGAAGTCAAAATGTTCGTGTCGTAATGAGGTTTACTTCTGGTGTACAGTATGGTATTGGTTCTGACCTTGCCCTTCTTACTTTAGCATAATAATTGTTTAACTTAAAAGGGTGGTTAACGCTGCCCTTTTCACTAAAAAAAAATATAAATAATGCCTTGTAATTTAACTGGAGGAAGATTAAGACCTTGTAAAGATGCCGTAGGTGGTATAAAAAAGATTCACTTTGTAGATTTTGGAGCTATGGGAGCTATGTCTTATGGAAGTGATGATGAAATAACTGATTTGGTAACAGCAAGTACTTTCGATTATTATACCTACGATGTTAAAGGTAACTCTTCCTTAGAAACAAATATTACATCCTCTATGGAGAATGGAACAACATTCTTTGAACAGGTTGTAAACTTAACACTATTTAAACTAACTAAAGAGGATAATAAAGAGTTAAAACTTATAGCGTATGGTAGACCACACGTTGTTGTTCAAACTTTTGATGATAAATTCTTGTTAGTTGGTTCTGATAATGGTGCTGACGTAACTGGTGGTACTGCTGTAACAGGTACTGCTATGGGAGATTTAAATGTCTACACACTTACATTAACCGCAAACGAACTTCGTATGCCATCCTTTATTGATGGTGCTACTGATGCAAATCCATTTGCAGGTTTAAGTAATGCTACTGCTACTGAAGGAACTCAGAGAGACCCTTTATAGATTTAATAGGGGTATAAATTTAAAAGGGGGCTTAATTGCCCCTTTTTTTGTATCTTTGAAACAAATAAAGTCATTGTTATTACTTTAGTATGCGTGTATTAACAACATCTACAAGCGACCAGACTATTAAGATTGCTGCAAGAAGAGACGTAGTAGGCACTCTTAGTCTTGAGGTTACAAACAAGTCCACAAGAAAGACTGACTCCTATAGCTCTAGCGTTGAGTGGCAGGAATACAATGTAGCTTGGGAAAACTCAGATGTTAGCTGGGAATCAGGCGGTTTCACATCATCTCAAGGAGATATATTCTTAGAGATAACAAATCAGTATGCGCTTAAAGAGGGTAATTACTATACGTTGAAGTTAATTGATGACAACGGTGAATTATATAGAGACGTTGTATATTGTACAGACCAAACTGATTACGATAAGTACAATCCTAATAAGAATAAATACACACAAGAGAGTAGCTTTGATGATAGCTATATTATATTATGAAAGACGAAAGCACAATACATATTGTACAGTTAGGTTCTTACTCTAAACCAGAGGTAAAGGAATACTATAACGAGGATTGGGTATCTTACGGAGATGATAATGATTATTTTAATTATCTTATAGATAGATACAACGGAAGTCCTACTAATAACGCTGCTATCAATGGCATATCTGAAATGATTTATGGAAGAGGTCTTGATGCAACTGATAGTAAAGAAAAGGAATCGGACTATAAAGAAATGAAGGAGCTTCTTAACAAGAATGTTATTAAGCGCATAACCCATGATTACAAAATGATGGGTCAGGCTGCTCTTCAAGTTATATACACCAAAGACCGCTCTAAAATTGCTAAGGTGGCACACATACCAGTAGAGACGTTAAGAGCCGAGAAATGCAACTCTAAAGGCGAAATAGAGGGGTATTTCTATCATAGTGATTGGTCTAAATACAGGTCAAGTGATAAACTCACAAGAATACCTGCTTTTGGCACTTCAAAACAATCTATTGAGATATTATACATAAAGCCATATAGAGCTGGTTACAAATACTATTCTCCAGTAGATTATCAAGGAGGGCTTCAATATGCCGAATTAGAAGAAGAGATTGCCAACTATCACATAAATAATATTCAGAACGGACTTTCTCCAAGTATGCTTATTAACTTTAACAATGGTACTCCAGATGCAGAGCAAAGGGATGCTATTGAAACAAGCATAATGAATAAGTTTAGCGGTAGTTCTAACGCAGGTCGTTTTATACTAGCGTTTAACGATAGTAAAGAGCTTGCAGCTACTATTGAGCCAGTACAGCTATCAGATGCCCACCAGCAGTATCAATTCTTATCAGATGAGAGTATGCGTAAGGTGATGGTATCACACCGTATAGTATCACCTATGCTTGTAGGCATAAAAGACAATACAGGTCTTGGGAATAACGCAGAAGAATTACAAACTGCTTCTGTTCTTATGGACAACACAGTTATAAGACCAATGCAGGTTACAATACTTGATGAGCTTGAGAAGATACTTGAGTACAACGGAATAAATCTTGATATCTATTTTAAGACGCTACAACCCCTTGAATTTACTGACTTGACTAACGCTATAAGCGAAGCCGAGATAGAGAAGGAAACAGGCGTTAAAAAGGATATAGAAGAGGAAGTCAAGGAAAAGGTAGAGGAACAAATTGAAAATGTAGAATAAAATGCCATCAGCACTATTTATAAAAAGAAGCGACCTAATAAACAATACGGCACTTAGCGGTAATATAGATACTGATAAATTTATTCAGTTTATTAAGATAGCGCAGGATATACACGTTCAGAACTATGTGGGTTCAGATTTGTACGACAAAATATCAAGTGATATTATAGATGGTACATTATCTGGAGACTATTTGAATTTAGTGAACGATTACATACAACCCATGCTTATTCACTTTGCCATGACTGAGTATTTGCCCTTTGCAGCATACACCATTGCTAATGGCTCTGTTTATAAAAAGGGAGCTGAGAATAGCACTATTGTAAATAAGGAGGAGATTGATTCTTTAATTGCAAAGGAGAGAGATTATGCCGAGTATTACACACAGAGATTTATAGATTACATGAGCTTTAATGCTCCAAGTAAATTTCCTGAGTATTACAGTAGCAATAATGAAGATGTTACACCAGATAAAAATGCCTTGTTTAACGGATGGATGCTGTAAGTAAATACAAACCTAAGAAAGATAACGAAAACAAATTGAAGTGTTACTTAAATACTAATACTTCTGGTAATAAAGAAAAAAAGATAAATAATGGCAAGTTTAACAGGCAATAAGATAAAGGACACTTACAAGGGTCTGATAAAGACTACTGATAACGCTGAATTAGGCGCAACTTCAAAAGAGCTTACTGATGGTAACGGTAATGGCTCTGGTGTTACACTAGATAATGCTGGTAATGTAACAGCTACATCTTTTACGGGTGATGGTTCAGGTCTTACTAATCTGCCTAGTGGTGCTGTATCTTCTGTAAACACACAAACAGGCGCAGTTGTTCTTGACACAGATGATATTGGAGAAGGTAGTACTAATCAATACTTTACAACTGTAAGAGCAGTAAACGCAGTTACAGGTGGTAATTTAGATATGA